GCCCACCTGCTTCTTTAAAAATGTTAGTAGCAAAGTTAAATAGGTCAAGCAAAGGCTCTGGTCCACTTGCCCTGCCACCAAAGGTAGCTAGTCTAGAACCTTTAGGTCTCACCTTAGAGAAGTCCCACTTAGGCATCTCACCATCATAGAGATAAGTAATTAGCTTACGGAATGCAGACTGCCATCCTTCCTTGCTATCTTGTACGACAATCACATCCTCTACATCTACCATATCTGTAGGGATTTCAGGTAGTTTATTAACTGATTGTCTCTCTACACTAAACCCTACACCAGTACCGTGCATCAGAACGAATAGACATTCATCAAATGCTTTCGGATGGTCTACACTTAAGTAAGCACAGTTGTACCCTGCTATATTATTCTTAGCAAGAGCAGGACCTGCAGTCATAAGAGCTCTCATACTAGGCATAACTTCTAAGTTACATACTGCTTCCTCAAGTATCTTCCTAGTCTTAGGTACTAACTCTTGGTTTGTATTCTCTTTTAAATGTTGCTCCATAAAATCAAAGTATCGGGCAACGGTTTCTTTCCAAGTCTCTCTCCGCTTCTTCTCAGGTAGCCATCGTGCGTACCTGCTAAGCGCAATAAAGTTTTGGTAGTCATTTGGTAATTGATTCATTCATCCTCCATTGGTTCGATTTCAATGTTAAGCATCTTCTCTCCATTGTCATCTAAGTAAGTATTGTATTTTAGTCTTCCGTTTCTGTGCATCTGAACAGCATCAGTTATACCTTTGTCATAGCATTTAGTACCGTGTCTCCATAATAAGAATGCTCCTATTATAATCAACGCTGACTGTAGCAATACAAAGTTCTCAGTTGGTATCGTCAACATCTTCAAACTCCTCTCGTTTATCTATCAGTTTATCCTCGAACTCGTGCAAGATATCTTCTGTTGTTATATCTAATACCTCACACAGAGTACAAGGGTCTAGTCCTACATTAACTATACGCTCTTTTAATTCATTTAATGTTAGAGCCATACTGTCCTCCCTCGTGTTCTATCAGTTTCTTTAAGAACCATTGAGCTTTCTTGAGGTCTTCTAATCCATTCTTGTATCTCCATCTGCATATGTATTTCATAACAGATGCGGTTAGGTAATCCATATCTTGGTCAAGTATAAAATCTATGACTTCAATATTACCCTGCTTATAATGGTTAGGATTTATATTATCTTCGTCCACTTCTTAAGCTCCTTAATTTCTTTAGTTGAAAATATTTTAATATCATACTTATCACACCACTGCCGATAAGTAATCTTATTACCCTTGGCTACCTTAGAGTCTGGTCGTGGCATCAAGAAGATTAAATCCTTACCTTCAAACTTTAGTTGTTCAGCTATTGATTTATACTTCTGTCTGTCACCACTACGGAAGAAGCCCTTAACCTCGATATGATACTTACCCTTAACAAAGTCTGGGGTGTAGTTCTTTCGTATCGTATAGGCTATCCTACAGGGCTCGTACTTCCACTCTTTGCCTAGTGCTTCCGCACATTCTTTCTCTAACTTAGACCGAAACTTTGTTGCCATCTTTATCCACCTCTATAACATTAGGTAAGTTAACAACCTGCGTTAAGTAACGAGGTCCATTAGAGTATAGGAAAGTTCTAAGGTCTTCTCCCCAACAAGTATACTTATAAGAACAGTAACTACATCCAGTATCCAGTTTCATATTACCAGACTTACCGTCAGCTACAACTTCATAGCATCTCTTTGGTGGTGTCTTAGACTTAACTATCTTCTTTATGTTCTTGATTCTTTCTGGAGCAGAGAAGAAGTTTAGCTTAGACCAGTACCATTGTGACTCGTCTTGCATATCATACTTAAGATATGTAAGGTGTCCGTTAGTCTTATCCATAACTAGCCAACCAAACTTATCAGCTTCTTCTGCGTGAGCATAGCCTTTGATTTGGTCAACATATCCAAACGGGTCGTTGTCTATTAACGAGCCATCCTTAAACTTCTTAAAGCCATAAGGTGATGATGACTTAACATCCGTTAACACGCCGTCAATCTTACAGTCCATAGAACCTTTGATACCGTCTACCTCTACTCGCTTCTGTTCATCTGTCACATCGTGACCCGCAAGTTTAGTAAGAGCTAGTACCATCTCTTCAATCAAGTGACCATAGAGAAACTTGATTCTAGTATGAGGTAAAAGTTCTTCACCTTCATATCCATTATAAGAATACCACAACTGTCTATCCTTCTTACCGATGTTAGACATTCTAAGTTTACGCTTATCAAACTTACTCTCTGTGATATTATTTCTTAGTATCATTTTGACATTCTCACCGAAGTCATTTATTACTTGTTCGACAGGCACACCTTCTGGAATATCCTTGGTGTCAATCATACGATATATGTCGCTTACTAGAGTATCTGTACTCATTGTACTTTCTCCTTGGTTAAATAAAATAAAACTTTCTGTATTGATTCTACTGTATCACCTAAGATACCTATAGACCTATTACATTTATTACATAGTACACCCCTGAACTGCATATTCTGGTGGTCGTGGTCATAACAAAGTTTATCTTTGCTACCACACACTTCACACTTGTCACTGCTAGCCATTCTTTCTTGGTATTTTTCATAGGTTGTACCATATACTTTTTCTGCATAATGCTTTCTTCTTTTACGCAATATAGACTCGCCATTTTTAGCTCGCCAAGCATTCTCTCTTTGGTTCTCACACTTGTAGCATAAGTTTCTTCTACCGTGAGTGTGTCTATCACATTTTACAAATAGATTTAATTCTTCCTCAGTGTTTGCAGTAAGATTACAATCTTTACAGGTTCTTAGTGCGTCTGTTGCCACGATTTACCTACCTTGTATTCACCGTCCAAGGGACAGTTTAAGTTAAAAGATTTACCTGCTTTGACGATAGCTCCTACCGCTAGACCACCGAAGAAATCAGCTTGGTCATCTCTGACTTCACACTGAAACTCATCGTGCACATTCAATACAAACTTATAATCTATATTGTATTGTTTAGCATAGCTATCTAGTAATACCAACGCTTTCTTCATAACAACTGCACCTGCACTCTGCAATAGAGTATTAAGTGCTGAATGTTCTGAGCGTATGTGTAGCTTTCTACCATCTAGTCCTGTCACCCACCCCTTCTTACTGGAGTCCGCAACCTGACTACGCAAGTGTCTCAACGCAGGAGTATTATTAAGAAAGTTTTTCTTAAGTAAACGACCACGCTTTGCACCACCTCCCGCTACCTCACCTATCTTAGTATCTCCTGCTCCGTATAGGAACGCATAGATAAAAGTCTTGGCTTGGTCTCTGGTCTGTAGTCCTGCTGACTTCTGATTAGCACTGTGTATATCACCGTTAAGTATCTCATTGGTGTATGCTTCATCGTTCATATAGTGGGCGAGCATTCTAAGCTCTAGTCCACTAGCGTCACAACCTACAAGACTGTATCCATTAGGGACAGTCCATAGTTCACGACAGTCAGCACCATATCCACCATCAAAACCCCACAAGATGCTACCATCTTTAGCGTGCTTAGTCGCAGGGACTTGAGCACAGTTAGGTTTAGAGTGTGTCATTCTACCGGTGACTGCACCGCAAGGGTTCACCCTACCGTGTACTCTACCAGTGTCTTCATTGATAGCTTCGACCCAACTCTTAACCATAGCTATACGCTTGGTCAGTGTTAAGTAATCCACAATCAATTGTGCTTCGGGTATCTTAACAGTCTTAAGTACCTTCTCATCTACTATAGGGTTTCCCTTCTCAGTAAATGATTTAGGTTTCCAACCGAAGTGCTGGAGGTACTTAGCTATCTGTTGTCGAGACCCAAGATTAAACTCAGGGTACTCGTAGTATCCCCACTTATCATCTTCGAAGTGTGCGCCCTTATCTAACTGAGCTTGATACCTCTTAGAGATACTACCATCCTTGTTGTGTGTCTTCTCTTTAGGATGTGGTAAGTCTACCCACACAGGTAGAGGTTTAAATCTTTCGTGCACCTCATCCTCTATGTCGAGTACCTTCTCCTTCATCTCAGCGAGCAGTTCATAAGCACGCTCCTCATTCAGTACCATACCGTTGTCGGTCTGCTCTCTGATTATGTCAGCAGTCTTATGTTCTATATCTACTGCAACATTGTTGACACCGGTGTCAAGAAAGTGGTGATACAAAGCCTTAGTTACCCGCACATCTTGTTGGCAGTAAGTTAACATCTCGTGGCTATACTCTTCCCAACCACCTTGATAGTCATCTTTGTAATTGCCTAGTCTCTCACCCCAAGACCTTAAACTATGTCCACCATCAAGGCTAGGGTTATGTAGTCTGCTAAGTACGAGAGTGTCCCGTAGATTAAAAGCCCAATCCATCCCAGTAAGCCTACGCA